CCTCCTCAGGAGAAAATATTAGTACCCTCTGGGTACGATAAAGGTGCAATGCACCATAATTGCAAGGTTACTCATTCTGGGTTCCTTGCATTTCTTCTATAATATTACTATCAGAATTACTTTTGTCAAGGTTTTTAGGGCCTGCCTGATTACTATTTGCAGAATTAGATGCATCACGTAGATAAACGTAATCATCTAATTCTGCAACGTACTCTTCAATGGACACTTTTTGATCAAGTAAACCAGAACCTACCAAATATCTATGAATTACAGAAATAGGGACAACACCAGAACCAAATCCATTAATTACTTCACGTATAACAGCAGAGTCTGGTATCCCATAAGTAAGTGCAGATGGGGCGTCTATTTCTACTGATTCTACATTGTACCCTCCCCATTCGCACATTAATTGCAATCCAGATTTCATTGCATTCAATACGGAAAGATACACTGAATATATAGAAGCAGACTGAGTAGCTTGCCTTATACGCAAAGCCTCTGCAGATTCAGAACCTTTCTTTGTATCAAGTATAGCAACACCGTGCCGTATCGCCTCATCATACAAGTCTGCTATGTGCGCCTTTACATGGGTCAACGCAGCCGTATCTGTTTCTGTATAAAAAATCCTTGCCTGTGCGTCTGGGACAGTAATCATAACGGACGATCCCACAACATTGGGAACATTTTCGTCATTGTTTACCCCCACCATACACAGGGTAGGGTTACAAGAAATGTACTCACTATTAGCTAAGTCTGCTTCTTTTCTGTATATCTGTATAGAACAATTTGCTACAGAAAGTAAAGGCACTGGTTGTATATCAAAACTATTATTGATAGAACCTGACACAAACAAAGGTATTCTTTTTAGTTTCTTCCCAAGGAAAGTAGGGTTCATCAAAGATTTTATAACATTACTACTACTATCTTTTGATTCTACAGCATAACATCCATTTTTATCTAAATGCAACACATGGTACGCTTTTTCTGTATCATACGATAATATATCTTCAGTAGCAGGCAGTTCTTCAGTAAGTACAGCGGCTATTAAGCTCTTCTTTGCTTTTATAGCAGATTCTTTCCAATTTATAAAAGCCTCTGCATTGTACTTAACGAATTTGAATTTATTGTCATCAGTAACATCTATTACAAGGACGCACCTTCCTGTTTGTAATACTTCTATGATACAATCCAAAAATAACTGTTGAATTGATGATCCATCTTTAGTGGCATCTGAAATAATATATTTCAATTGAGATGGCACGTTAAACTCTGGTAGTTTAGTGATAATAACACCCAAGGCTCCTTGCAGGGCATAAGCACATATTTGTGGAAAATGTGCTCTATCTAGGTAAGGGGCATACGCATCTGAATACTCACCAGACATTCCAGGGGGACGAGGTAAATACGTTTCTTGCTTACCCTTTATGGCAGATTCACCTTCTATACAATCCCTAATCCTAACCCAATCCCTGATACGTCGTATGTAATCAGAATGTTTTGTGGTGTAAGCAGATGTATCCGAATAGTATTGAATTTGTGAAATCATATTAACTCCTAATGTCGCACTCTTCTGTGCTGTAATGAGTTTAACTTCCTAACCAATCCGTAGCGAAGGCTATCGCCACAGTGATCCTCTCCTGAAGAATCTACATCTTCAGGTCTATTCTTATCGTGCTGTAACGTAGAAATAGTCCTTATATGATGCCTTGCAGATTCACTAAAGTACAAATGTGGGTTTTCTAAATCTTTACGGATTACTGCCCCAAGCATTGTCCTTATTAATCCCCATCCTGCAATACGAGATCCAGCACCTTTATAAGATGTTCTCCAGTGTAACCCGTAACGTGCCATACTGTTAGCTAATGAAGTACCATCCCTAACATCAAAAATACTATTATCTGCTGGGCCTGGGTGTACTTTGCACCTAAATTCTCTTTCTATGGTATCATCCAATGTGAGTATCCTATCGGCCATCATGCCTGATGTAGCCATATCTCCTTTATCTGGAGTTCCATCCCACCCGTAAATCTCTTGAAAAACAATCACAGTGCCTTTAGGGAAGTAAGGTAAACCTGAATATCCTGTAGGTTGCTCCCCATTACTTTCTGCTATGTAAGATACAGACCACGGTTTCGCAGAACCCCAGTCAAAACTCCTAAAGAAGTACCACGTCCTTGGGATCTGAAAGTAAGGTAAAATATGTATATTAGAATCCCAAATGTCCGAAAAGAATCCACCAGAAACAATATCCCAAGAACCAAGAACCCACGCTTTGTATTTTAGGGGATCATCTTGCGTACTTTCTATAATAGTTCTCTGATACCCTGGGTCTGCCGCTATGAATGTTAAATTTTCTTCTAATGAAGAAATTATATGAGTCCTTACTTTACCAGATTTTGGGTCTACTATTGCTTTTAATGGAGGGCCAGCATCAATGAAACGTCTCTTAACCCACGAATTACCACTTATCCATACTGATCCTTTCTGCCTTAGTATAAAAGTGTGTGTCCCTGATACCCCTATACAATACACTTTCCCATCAAAATCAATATCAACTACGTCTTTACGTACACTGGTTGAACTTACATTGTGCCTATGATTTCCAGTATAAAATGATGTACACTCTGCACTTCTGAATACTACAGAATATCCATGCAATTTTAAATGTGACCTTTTACCATCTAAGTTCTGTACTCTGAAGCCAAGTTTAAGTGCTATCTCAGTAACATCAGAAGCTAATTGTGGCGATGTTGTCCAATAGGAGCCAGAGTCTGCTTCTTTATTATGCTTTTTCCATGAGCCGTCTCCACGCATTAAAGAACTAAATAATATTTTTAATTCTGGTACAGTAGCATTTTTAATATACTCTGGTACATGTTTTTCTGTGCATGAACCGAACGAATTAAAATGTGACCACCATTTAGGGGAATATACCTGAAATCCTGTTGGAAACTTTTTGAATAGAAAACCACAAGAATCTAGCAAGTTTTCTATTTCACTGTACGCTTCAGGGAATGCAGTTTTTATTTTAGCTATGCTAAAGGATTTATCTGTAGCCCTGTGTGATACCTCACCTTCTGATAATACCCAACCTACCAATGCGATGTATTTATTCATTGGGATGGTATCAGGTTGTCCCAATTTACATTTTCTGCATTTATACTCAGGGACAGTGAATGTCTTAGGTAACTCTAAACCTTCCCATTTTACTGTCCTTAATACGTTTACCTGTCCTGGAAGGTTGTCAAATTCAAGTAATGAGAATTTAGTTTCTCTATTATCTACGGTATCCACAACTTTAGGTAATTTATGATTAGGGGTACATGATAAATGAGTGCCTCTCATATTTAGTGTCCTTAATGGACCTGTGTACCATTCTGAATGTACTTGTGACACTGAACCTTCTTCCATAGTCCCATCAGCCCGTACAGTAAATACTGTATCACCGACCTGCATCTCTGCTATGTCTTTCCACCCAGTAGTGGTTAATACTTCTCCATACGGTACGCAATGCCCTGGTCCTGAGGGGTTGCAAGTAGCACGTATCTTACGGGGTACATCTGGGTTTGAGGAACGATTTGTACTCATCATAGGCATGTAACATTCATCTGTTGCCCAGTTTGTTAATTCCTCCCAGCCGCAATTCATATTAACTACGAATTTTTTATCAATGCAGCTAACTTGGCTTGTTTCTAATTTTGTAATATAGTGAGACGCAGTATCAACAGTAAGGTCAATAACTTCGCAGTACCCACAAGTAGAAAATAATGGTGTACCAAACTCTGGAACAAAATTTTCACTTTGGTGACGCTGCAACCCACTATAGGGGTGCGTGTAGGTTGTGGTACTTTCGTTTGTATGAGCACTACAGGGTAAATGGAAAATGGGTGCAGCATCCTTGTAAGCAAATGGGACGTTATTAAGGTACGTTTCTAACACAAAATGAGGCATGTGCAACAAAAACTGCAACAATGTCTGGGATAAATAGGAAAACACTTCGTCATAATTTACGGCTATGGGAAGGTGTCGGTACAGTTCCAGTTGGTTTTTTAGGTTCTTTCCGTGTAGAGAAACCTGCTGATTACGCTGATATAAATCGTGCAAGTCTGTGTAAGCGAACCATGGGGGTTTGGTTTGAGGCAACTTGGGATTCGTATGGTACGAATCCCGGATTAATCCATTACACAACCCGTAGGCTGACAAAATGCGGTGTCCTTCTCCCTGAATTTGTTCCCCTATTAATTGCGAAGAAGCGTCAAAAAAAGAAACTTTTACACAAGGTTTAATAGACTTGTGTGTTTTTAAT